TTATGCTCGACCCAATTGCATTTGTCGAGAAGTATCTAACTTTAGATGGTAAACCATTTAGAATTAATGGTAATGGTTATAAACATTTTTCTGATATTTACCGATACATTGGAATTAAAGCATTAGAACCAAATAGTAAGCCGGTTATTATAGTTAAAGGTCGTCAGGTAGGCGCCACTACTATGGCTAGTGCTCTTGAAATGTATTTTATGGGATGCGGTTTATTTGGTACCGGTAATCGCCCTCCTATTCGTATTATTCATACTTTTCCTCAATTAGAATTGGCTGCAGCATATTCTAAAACTAAATTAAGTCAAATGATTAATTCCTCTGTTCAATTAGAAGATCAACCAGATAAAAAAGGAATAAAATCAAAATCTTATATGCAATCATTATTAGATACTTCATCTTCTACTAATGACTCTTTACACTTTAAACAATTTATTAATGGTAACCACTTATGGATTGAGTCTACTGGTATTGATGCCGATAGATTAATCGGTAGAACTGCTGATGTTATGATTATTGATGAAGTTCAGAAAACTCCAGATCATGCTATTGGTAATGCTTTAAAAATTCTCACTACTGCTAAATACGGAAATAAAGGAGTGCAAGTATTTTTCGGCACTCCTCGTCGTAAAGGATCTGGATATTATAAAAGATGGATCGCTTCTTCTCAACAATATTACTATTTAGGATGCTTGCAATGTAAAAAACATTTTCCATTATACACTCCAGGATCTGATGAATGGGAAAAAATATGGTTACATGGATACATTGTTAAATGCACTCATTGTGGGCATGAACAAGATAAGCGTCAATCAGCAGAAATTGGTAAATGGGTCTCTTTAAAACCAGAAACTGATGAAGATTGTAAATTAGTTGGTTTTCATATCAATCAACTATATATGCCATTCTTTACCAAAGAAGATATCTTAAGTGAAAAACCAGGTATACATCCTGTTAATACCGAAAGAATTTATCAAAATGAAGTGCTTGGAGAGTTCTTTCAAGGAGATAGCAGCCCTATTACCGTTGAAGAAATTAGAGAACATTGCGGAGAGCCAGGTCGTAAATTTAGAGCTAGAATCTCTCCAGGTGAAGAAGATATTGTAGTACTAGGAATAGACTATGGCGCTAGAGCTGATTTAGAACAATTAGCTAACCCAGATCAAGCCAAAGGCGGTCAATCTTATAGTACCGCAGTTGTACTTACTGTCAAAGGTGCAGGATTATTGTCTATTGAATTTGCTACTAAATTTAAAAGAAATGACTTTGAAAGTAAAAAAGGCATCATTGATCAACTAATGAGACAATATAGCATCCAATTAGCTATTGGAGATATTGGTTACTCTAATGACTTTTCTGAGGTTATGCACAATACCTATGGAGATAGGTATATCGTATCCAGAGCCCATAACAAAGTTAATAACTATGTTAAATTTAACCAAGAAGCTTATCCTAAAGAATTAGTCTTTGAACGTGATCATTATATTGGCGAACTATATGAACAAATGAAAAAAGGCATGGTTAAGTTCCCGTTTGGAGATTATGAAAAAATTGCTTGGCTAATCGATCATTGCGCCAGTATGGAAATTAAACCTTCTATCTCTAGAGGCGGCGATCCTACAATTCATTATGTTAAAGGAGGTACTCCTAACGATGGATTTATGGCTTTGCTTAATGCTTATCTAGCTTATAAGTTTTTAATTACTAATGCTTTTAGCAATAATAATATTTTTGGTAAAGATAAATCTATTAAAGATTTAAAAAAACCAATGATACTTACAGGTTATGTGCCTAGAAAATTTTAATTATGAACTGTAATATTTGTAATATATTATTAGATGATAATAATTGGTTATTAAGCAGAAAGAAAAGAAATAATAATATTTGCAAATATTGCGTCAGAAAAGATAATAATAAAAGATATCAAAATAAAAAACATCAATATTTATTTAATATAAAAAATAAATATCAAAATATTAAGCGGCAAGTTTTTGATATGTATGGTGGCAAGTGCAAAATTTGCAATTGTAATGACTATCAATTATTATCTTTAGATCATATAAATAAAAATGGTAGAAAAGATAGAAAGTCTGTATTAAAAAATGATTCTGGTTCAGCTTTTTACAGATATGTGCTTAAGCATAAGCCAGATAATTTAAGATTATTATGTTTTAATTGTAACTGCCAGCATTCGATGGAAAAATATAATTTAGTTGTTAATAATCAAGATTATTTAATTAATAAATTATGCAAATATTGTTATTCTATACAAAATAAAAAATATATTTGTAATAACTGCCATCAAAAGTTAAAACACAATTATCAAGTTGATTTAAAGTTACAGGCATACCAATCTTATGATAATGCTTGTGCTAATTGTAAAAACAATACTTTATCTTTTCTTACCATAGATCATATTAATAATGATGGATATCAGCACAGGAAAAATATATACAATATTTATTCTTGGCTAAGAAATAATAATTATCCTAAAGATAATTATCAATTATTATGTTTTAATTGTAATTACTTAAAATATTTTTTATTTCTTTCTTTTTAAAGCATCAATTATTAAGCCAAGTATTGTAGGTGTAGACCAAGCAGCCGCAGTTAAAGTTGGATCTAATTCTTGTAGTTTAGAAACTAACTCAGTAACCATAGGATTTATCTCTGGAGCCCCAAAAAAAGTCGCTGACATCATTAATAATGATATTGCATATCCAATTTGTTTATATGTATTTTTTTCTGTATTTAAAAATACATCTCCTATTGGAGATCTACTTTGTTCACCTTCATACCATTTTTCAGTTTCAGCTAATTTTTTAATTAAAAGTATTTGTTTTTTTAACGCTTGTTTTGTTAAAGAATCATTAATAATATTTTCAATATTAATTTCTTTTAATTTTTCAAAATTAATTTTATCTACAGGAATGTTAAAATCTACCCAATCATTAATTAATTTTTCTAATTTTGCTTTTAAAACTTCCCGTTCAAATTTTTCATCTCTAAATGCATTTTTTCTAATTTGCTTGATTTTTAAATTAGCATGAAAATCAACTAAAAATTTTAAATTATTATTCATAATTAACCTTTGATAAGATATTATTATATATATAAGATTATTAATAATAATTTTGTTTTATGTCTTAATTGCAATGCTTTTATCTTTAAAAAAGCAATAATGCCCTGTATTGATATATTATTTATCACGCATATAGAAAGTAATAATCTATTAATAGAGGATTCATGCCAATATCAAAGAATGGAAAAAACTGGGTTGGACCATCTAATTCAGAACAATATCTACAAAATAAACCCACCGCTCCACAAGTTAGTGCTTTAATGGCTCAAAGCGTTTCTCAAGTTAGAAAAGATGCTTTGTCTTCAGAAGTAGAACAAGGTTTCTTCAGAGATGGATCCTCTTCCCCCTCTAAAGAAAATGTTTCTACCCAAAATTCAAATGTAGTCTCTTCTATAGGTTTCAAAAAAAGCGCACAAGTAGTTGCAGGAGGCGGCGGTGGCTTCCGTGGCGGTAATGGAGAATCTGTCAAACAAACTCCAGAAGTATACTCTCCTCTATGGCTTAATAGCAATCTTAATTTACCAAGAGACCGTGCCACTATTAACGCTTGGTGCCGCAGCTTCTATGCCCTAAATCCATTCGTACATAATGCTATTAACTTACATAGCACTTATCCTATCAGCAAATTAAATATCAAATGCCCCAATAAAGAAATAGAAAAGTTCTTCAATGATATGATCGAAGAACTAAATCTTATGAATATATGCGTGCAAATTGCTCAAGAATATTGGCTGTTAGGCGAGTCGTTCATCTATGCTGAATTAAATGAAACTAAAGGCAAATGGGACCGTTTGTTAATACAAAATCCAGACTATATGGTAGTTAAACGTACTGTCATCGCTGATGAACCTTTAATCATGCTTCGCCCAGATGAAAATTTAAAAAAGATCATCTTCTCTAACAAACCCGCCGATATCGAACAGAAAAAACAATTAAATAATTATATCATCGATGCCGTAAAACGTGGCGATAATATCCCACTAGAAAATTATAATATCTCCCACTTGGCTCGTAGAATTAGCCCATATGAAATCAGAGGAACAGGTCTACCTGTGTGCGTGTTTAGACAGCTAATGTTGTTTGATAAATTAAGGGAGTGTTATTCCGAGGATACAGAAGTTTTAACCGACAAAGGTTTCAAGAAAATAACAGATTTACTGCATTTTACCTCAGATTTGAATGTCAACTCTAATTTTGTTAATGGGGTAGAGTTGAGCCCAAACAATGAGATTAAAATTTTGTCAATGAAAGAAGATTTTAAAGTTGCGTGTGTAGATCCTGAAACGCATCAAGTGCAATATGAAAAGCCTATTGAAATGCATATGTCATATTACAATGGCAAAATGGTACATTTTCATGGCAAGAAAGTAGATTGTTTAGTTACGCCTAACCATAAAATGTGGGTAAAAGAAAAAACAAATAACAAATGGAATAATTTTGAGAAGAAGACAGCTAGTTCTTTATTGCAAAGAAAAAAGAGTTTTAAGTTTAATTCAAAAGTTAAATTTAACTTAAGCAATGATCCTAAGTTTGTAAATATTGGGGATAATAAGATTCCTACAAGTTTATATTTAAAAGTGTTAGGATATTTAGCATCTGAAGGATGTATTTATTCTAATTATAAAAACAATCGCTATGATGCTTTTATATCTGTCAATCAATTAACATCTAGTGATTGTTATGAAGATATGAAAACTTCATTTACTGAATTTGCTAATGTTATTGGTAAAAAATCAAATCATTTTATTAAAAATAAAGGATCTGGATATTCTTCTAAAACACCAAAAGAACTTTGGAGTGTTTCTATTCATGGAAAAGAATTAGTTGATCATTTTACTAATGAATTAGGAACAGATAATAAAGTATCTTCACATTTTAAAAAATTACCTAGATGGGTATTTGATCTAAAACCAGAATTAATGTCTATTTTGTTAGAAGCATTAGTTAAAGGTGATGGTACTGAAGGTATCAGCAAATATGGTACTGGATCTAAAAATTATAAATACTCTACAGTTTCTAAACAATTAGCAGATGATGTATATGAATTATCCTATAAATTAGGTTATGTGCCCAACATCTGTGTTAGCACTGCTAAAAAATCTGATAATAGAATTGTTACAGAATATATTGTTATGTGGTCAGATACAAATTATGGTAATGAACCCAATGTCATGTCGTGCGCCAAGACAGGAAAAAATGGAGGCGGAGCCAGAATCAACGAAGTTGATTATCAAGGCATGGTGTGGTGTTTTGAAGTAAAAACAGGTCTTTTCGTGACCAGACGCAATGGGAAAATAACGATTCAAGGCAACTCCAAGTATGCTCAAGCCGATAACATGATAAACCCCTTGACCCTAGTCAAGATAGGTTCAGCTGACTTCAAGCC